GACATGATTCTCCTAATAATTTGATTTGAGGGGGTTCCTGCGGTGCTGACACTCAACAGACACAGCGGTGCTAACACTCAACTGATAGCTACAAGTTTACAAGTAAAAGAAAACCCCAGCTCAGGAAGGGGAACCGAGCTGGGGCTAAAGAAACAGTTAGCGAGTTTCTTTACTGTCAACAATCCTTACTTCTTTGGCAGGATTGACAGAGTTTTTGTTGTCTAGCTCCCAGACTGCCTGGGCAAAGTCATCTGCTAGGTCTTTGATTATACCTGTTGATGGGTTGCCAGCTGCCTTTAGTAGAGCTGCTTTGATTTCATCTTTTGATGCCATGTTTAGATCCTTTTCAGTAATAGGTCAAATTGCTTTTTCTTGAGGTCTAGCAAGTCAAGGCCATTCTCCTGAACTTCCTCAACCTCTGGGCTCGCCTTTAGCTTGTTGACCACATCAGTGATGAGGTTTGCGTTTTCCTCATCTAGTTCCTCACCAGACTCTAGCTTTAGTAGAGCATCAGCAAGCTGGTCAGGGTTGATGGTTGGCTGTGAGCGTACCTGAGCTGTTGTTGCTTCATAGGCTGGGAAGCTCACGATTGACACCTCAAACAGTCTGACTGAATCAAGGGTGCGAGTCTGGCCATCTCTACTCCATGTGTCTTTGATGACATTGAAGCCAAAGCTCATTGAGTCAATCACCTTAGTGCGTAGCAACTCGGCAATGTCACGACCTCTTGTGGTGTTTGGTAGCTTGGCAGAAACCTTTAGACCACGCTCATCTTCAACAAGTTGCATGGTGCCACCTCTAAGTGAGGCAAGTGGCTCACCTGAGTCATGGTTCCAAAGTAGCTTTACTTCATTACGAGATTGCAAGGAACGCTTGAAAGCACCAGGGGCAACATACTCGATAAAGCCACCAAGGTCTTGTGATGGGCTGTTGAATACAGATGCGTAGCCAGTAAAGGTCATGCCGTCACCCTCAGCCCTGACCTCAAAGTCAACGCTGTTAGTTCTGACCTCTGGCTCTTGAGCCTTTGGGCCGTCAATCTTTAGGGCAATGGCTCTCGCCACATCTAGCCACTTATTCTTATTGTCCATGCTGTTAGTTTCCTCTGCTCTGATTCTAGCAACAACTGAATCAGCGTAGTCTTTGGTGCGCTGTGCGGCTCTCTTAGATGGGCCTGATCCCCAGAGCAAGTGAGCAACGACACCTGGGCTTGGATAGCCGTCTGACTCTGGGTTTGCATCTGGGGCATCTAGGTCTGGTAGGTGTCTAGCAATCCAAGCTGCGATGCGTATCCACTTGTCATCGCTAACTGTGCCCTCTGCCATTGCTCTGGCTTCTCGAATAGTTGTAGGTGTGACACCATCTCCAGCTAGACCTTGCTCGTAATACTCAAGTCCTCGGCGAGCTGCTGCCCTCATGTAGGCAGGTGCCTCTTGGTTGATAGCCCGCTCGTCTGGTTCCTCTAATGCAACTGGCTCATCCTCAACATAGTTGGGGTCTAGTTCCTCATCCAGCTCAACCTCAACAGCAATCATCTTTGGGGTTGGTATCTTTTCTAGCTGGAATACATTTATGACCATGTATTTGTCGGTTGGCTCAAAGATGCCATCCTCATACTCAAACAGCCTTACAACTGCATAGTCATTCTCAACTGCTGCAACCTGAGCTGCAACTCTAGGGTCAAGTGGTGCCCAAGATACAAAGTCGCCAACTTCTAGTGAGCCAACTGCTGCTCGCTCGCCAATAAACTCAGTCTTTTCGGCAAGGCTGATTGCGACAGCCTGGTCAATGGCTGACTCTTTGGAATCGTGGCAAGCAATTAGCTCGCCGTTTTCTTTCTCAACAGCCCAGTTAGAGCATTCTGAGTTTTCTTGCGTAATGTAGTAAGGCATTCTAGGTTATCCTCATCCAAGTCATTTTATGGTTGCCTGAGCTTGACACAGCATAAAGTCGAGTCAGTGGGGGTAGCTCAAGGGTAAGAGTTGAGTTGGCATGGAGACTGAAGCCATTGTCCTCAGTGACTGATTCATTGCCAAGATAGATTGCATTGCTTCCAGAGTTGTGCAAAATAATCTTGAACTCGCTGACCGAGCTTCCGTCAATTTGCACTCTAGTTGTGCCTACTGTGATTTGACCTGTATCTATCGGCATTAGGCGAGCCTCGCATTGACTGTGATAGTGCCACCCAAAGCAACAGCGGTTCCGTTGACTGTGATGGTTGTAGCCGATAGTGAAACTGTTTGAGTTTCAGCGTTGTAGGCAACTGGGGCTGTTGCTGCTATTACACCTGTTGGTCCTGTTGGGCCTGTGGCTCCAGTTGGGCCTTGAGGTCCAGTGGCACCTGTTGCACCTGTGTTGCCAGTGTCGCCCTTAGGTCCTGTTGGGCCTGTTTCGCCTTGTATACCTTGTGGGCCAGTCGCACCAGTTGGACCAGTCGCACCAGTCGGGCCTTGATCCCCAGTATCACCTTTAGGGCCTGTCGGACCTGTGGCACCTGTCGGTCCAGTTGCGCCAGTCGCTCCGGTATCACCCTTATCGCCCTTGGGTCCTGTCGCACCTTGTGGACCTGTTGCCCCTGTTGGTCCTGTGTCCCCTGTGAGTCCTGTATCGCCCTTGTCACCTTTGTCGCCCTTTGCGCCTTGGGGTCCAGTAGGTCCAGTTGCTCCAGTAGCACCTGTGGCACCAGTCAATCCTTGAATACCTTGAATACCTTGCAAGCCTCGTGGCAAAACAAAGTCAATCGTTTGTGTCGGGGCAGTTCCAGTAATGGTGACAACAGCAGTGTCATCGCTTGACTTGGTGACAGTGCCAACGCTTAGTGTGTTAGCTGGTCCTGGGATACCTTGGATACCTTGAAGTCCAGTTGTGGCAGCAGTGATTACGACAGGTTGCTCTGTAATAGATACAGTGACATCCTGCTCGGCAACAGTTACCTTTGTTACCGACTCAACTACTGAAACAACTGTTTGGGTCATCGAGTAACATTGCCTGTCACTACAAATGAGCCCTCAAGCAATCTAGTCACCACTCCACCTGAGCTGATTTCTAGGTCATAAGAGTAGGCACCAGCAGGAACGGCAGCAGATGCTGTGTTTGAGATGACAACAGCGATTGTGCCGGCAGTTCCACCAAGGGTAATGCCTGAGCCGTTGGTCAAGCTGATAAGTGGAGAGGTTGAATCGTAAGACTCTCTGACCTGCATGGCAGCGGTGTAGCTGGTTAGGTTTAGAGGTGCGTTGTTGACATTTATAGTAAAGGTTCTGTCAAAGGTTGCACCCTGCGGGCAAACAATGTTGTAAGTGCCTGGGTTTATCATTACTGCGCTCCGTAAACTGCTTCTGGATTGTTAGGGTCAATCTGTGCAATCGGTTGCAGTTGTGTGCTTGGTAGTCCGGTGTGGCTTATAGCTCCTAGACCAACAGCAGCAAGAGCCTCAGATGGGGTAAAGCCTGAGATGACCAACTGCTGAACCATCTTGACACGCTTCTCAAGTGTGATGACTTCGGTGTCTGCGAGCGCAATGTTGGCTAGTGGGACTCGGTACTGGTCGCCCTGCTCTACTGGTTCCATGTCCTCAAGTCTGCGTACATCGTTGGTCGAGTAGAAACCAGCCTGAGTACCTACTGAATAGGAACGGATACGAGCTTCAAGGTCTGCCCTTAGTAGATCTCCAAACTGGAACTTGATGAAGGCATCGCCAGGTAGTAGGCGTGAGAACGCTGCCTCAACCTTTTCTGCCAGCGGCCTTAGGGTCATAGAAACAAACTGCAAGTTGTTCTGCTCAACAGATGCGTAGCTTGCTGTGCCTGGTACACCTAGTAGGTGCAGTGGCACATTGAAAGCTCTAGCAATTTCCTCAACAGCGAACTTGCGTGACTCTAGTGCTTGGCTTGCTTCTGGGTCAGTCTGAGTTGCAACAAACTTAGCTCCACCAGATAGGACACCTGTGCGGTGCGCTCTGCGTGTGCCGTTGCGGTGTCTTGCATCGAAGCCATCGGCAAGTTGCTTAGCTTGCTCTGCGGTTAGGTTGCCAGGGAACTCGATGACACCAGCGGCAGATGCGCCTGTGCCAAAGAATCTAGCGGCGTAATCGCTTAGGGCAATGTTTAGTCCTAGCGACTGCTTTAGAGTTTCGACTCGGCTCAGACCCTTTAGCTCACCTGGCAAGATTAGGTCAACAATGTGAATGACCTCATCGCTAGTAAGCATTCGGCCTTCGCCTTGCACCTTGTAAACCTTGCGACCAATCTTGGAACGCTCAACATCTACCTTCTCAGGGTCAAGGTTGACTAGGTTTACAACCTGACCTTGTGAATCCCTAAAGACACGAGTGTAAGAATTGCCATGCACCAACAACGCTGAAAAGACCTGCTGAAAGAAAGCAGCCCTTGTGCTTAGGTCTACA